GACGCCTGATGGTCTAGAAACGCCATCATTTGCTGCAAGGTTGTCTAAATATGGTGCACTAGCAGTCTTTATAAAGAATTGGTCTTTGATAGCAACTATAAGATTAGCTAAGTTTTGGTCCGATTGACCAATGGCCGAAATTAATGCGTTCCAATTCTTGTTAGTCCTAGAATTAAAATGAGCAGGAAGAAGATCGTGAATTTGGTCTATTTTTGTTCTATTCTGCATAGTTAAGCAATCGATATCGAATCTGCGTTTATAATTGCCTTTTCGTTCTTAGCTAGCGTTATACTCTGTGTACTTGGAACTGGCTTAGTAAATACAACTGAGGCTACGCCATTAATTGGTTGAATGTCAGCAATAATCTGCGATAGAACAATAGGAGCACCAACATCAAGACTTTCAATGTAGTTAATTATAGTACTTTTGATGTTATTAGAGACATCTCCAAGATTAACGCCGGCATTAGTAATAACAGTAAGAGCTAGATTGACCTGGAATGGCAGAGGTGGTAATGTCTCGATGGCGCTTCCAACCGCACGCTGCCCTGGGAAATCAGTTGCATTTGGCTCAAATCCATCAACAATGCGCTGAACTTTTTGGAGCAGGCCAGTGTAGTAAGTATATCCATCAACGCCAGTGACAATTGTGTTACTATAGCCGATCTTACCTAAGTGCGTTACACTAGACTTGTTGGCAGGCGTAAACTTATAGCTTCTGCTCCAAGGAGTGATGTAGATGTTTCTCCAGTTATTGTTACCAGCATCCAACACTGAGTAATGAACTTCTCTAATAGTGTAGAACTTGTTAGCAAGACTCTCAATGATATAGAAACCGTTCGTACTCACAGATAGTAGTGCTGTGTTTGCGGTCACTGCAGCAGGATTAATCACTCTTAGGAAAGGAGTATAGTTAGATTCGGTACCATATTGAACGATTGTATAGCTACCAACATTGTTGACATTGAACCAATTTGGCTCAACTAGGTCCTGTACAAATAGTGTGTCACCTTGTACTACTGCATCGCCCTCGTAGATGGCAATGTCGCCTGCATTCTCAAGGAACACGCCTTGATCGTAGTCGATAGTCTCTCTGTAGATAACACCGGCAGAAGAACCAGTTGAACCTGCATAGTTACCGCCAAGGTTAATTTGAGTAGCAAGTGCTGGATTCACATTATTGATGCTGATAACTTGTAGGTAATATGAGTCTGGGTCAGATTGCCCCTTCACCCAATCACCTACTTGAACATACTTGAACGTGCCTACTGGTCCAGTGATGTAGTTAGCGTTTGCTGTAAATACAGCATCGAGTGTCTGGTTGTTCATTGGCCTGACAGTGTTGAGCTGATCTGAGCCTGATAAATTTATGAAAATGATAGAGTCATTATCTACCGCTAGCACTCTAAAACGGCCATTGTTGTTAGAGGCAAAAGTTGATCCACTGAGTACTAAGTAGTCATCTACAGCTACACCAACGTCTAAGAAACTTGGAGATTGTCCATTCTGTCTGTTCAGTCTCATCAATCCATTAAATTTGAGAGATTGTAGCCTATAGCGAGATTGCGTAAGCGTCGACTGGATTAGGGATGCGAACGTTGGGATCTCAGTGAAGTTAGGGCCGGTATATGCAAACGTCAACTGTGTTGCACTGATTACAGTGACGGTATAAACACCATCTAGCACGTTGGTGCTGTCACGTAATGAGATGCTGTTACCAGTGTTCAAGAAATGAGGGGTCAAGGTGTTCACTGTAACTACGTTTGCAGTACTGCTCAAGCTTGCTATTGTAACGTATGCAGCGTGTGCAGGTGTCCACTGTATGATTGGGGTTGGGCAGATTTGAATTGTGCCACTTCCGACAGCAGTAGAAGACATAGCAACACCAAATGGATTGACAACATCTACATAGTTAGAACCAACGTTAACAGCAACGATTGGTAAGCCTGACACAGTGGCATCGCCAGATGGTTTAGCTTTATTCTGTTGTGCCCAGCCAGATAGTGAACCAAATGCATAGATTAAATCACCTGGGTTTACATTGACAAGGTTTACTCCAACGCCTGAAGCTGTCCATCTCCATATAAAACCAGCAGGAATAGAGTATGAGGCTGATACATCGACAATTGTGAATAATGTTGAGGATCCGAAACCTGTGGTCTTAGCATTGTAGGCATATTCAATAGCATTTGTTACAGGGTTAATATTAGTTACAGTGATACTGTCTGAAGCTTGCAGACGGTTCAATCTAGCAACACCAGAATCGTTTTGCAAGAGCACTGTATCTCCAGCGACAAAGGTATCTGGGAATGCTGGGACCTGTACTACAAGATAGCTGCCGCTACCGTCCGTAGCAACTTCAGATTCAGCCTCGAGATACATCTTGATCTGGTTACCGGTACCACCAAGAATCTCTACTGCGCCTGCAGAACCAAGTTGCATTGACTTAATCTGAACATTTCTCCTGTCATCTGTAATGTCGACAGTGGCAACGATAGGAAGCTGAGATAGCGCAGGTTGTGTAAACTGATGATAAAGGTTTTGTACCGTTGTAGGAATGAGTTTGAATAACTCTCCGTTTGTAGCAGTGTCAAAGTTAGGGACTGTGTCCATTGAGTAGACAGAAGGTTGTACACCCTGAAGCAAGAATGGTGTCTTCATGGTGAAGTTGGGGTTAGGATTTTCAAATGACTTAACCCAGTTTGCTCCATCATACGCGCTGACGTAATTATTACCCGGAGTGAATCCATATGCTAATGTAGCGGAAGTTTCTTCCTGCGTTGCTTTAGCAATCGTTAGGGAACTTACTCCAACTGGTGTAGCAGACATTATAGAGCTAGCATTAATAGTCGTAGAGATATTAAGTGTAGAAGTTCCAACAAGGGGGAAGATATTGATGCCAGCAGGATTATTGATTACTTCTGGAGTAGCCAATGAACCTGAGGTAGATGATACTGCAAAACCAGAAGTTCCAGCGCTTGCGGCGTGTACATTTCCATTAAATGTGTTTGTTATAGTTACTACGTTGCCTACAACGCCTGGTGTTCCGAAAGATGGGTCGCCTGTTACGGCTTGCTGTATAGCTAAGGCAACTGTGTTTGCACTAGCTCCAGGACTTAAGTTATAAACTCTTATATTTCTATACGATCCGTCATATGGCTCAGATGCACCCTGATTACCGATGTCAAACCAAATAGACACTGGACCACCATTATCGTAAACGATAAAGTATTTATCGGTTAGTGAATTATTATTGGTACCAACAACGCCAGAGCCACCAGATATGGCCGCTGCAATGATGTTTGCTGCTGAGCTGATTGTTACAGCTGCAGTGAGGGCAATCAAGCTGCCGTTAATTGTTCCACCAGAGGTATCTGTGATACTTGCGTGAGCTATGACATTTCCGTTGAATGTACCAGCATGACCTGAATTTAGTGTAGCTGAAGAACCAACGATCCAATAAACGTTGGCAGCAGTTGCACCACCAGTTAGTGTAATAGTTGGTGCGCCACCTGCACCAGTTGTAAGAGTGCTTGAGCATTGAAAGATATATGTTCCTGCTCCATTTAAAGTTAGAGTTCCAGGTCCAGAAGCAGCCAAATTAAACGTACCAGAGGCTTCTTTGTACACACCAGGTGTGTATGTGTGTCCGTCAAGGATAGCTGGTATAGCTGTAGCAGACATTGCATTCATTGACGTGAAAGCAGCTAAGGCATCAGATTGTGCTTGCTGTGCTACGGTGTTAGCAATATATTCTGTTCCAGAGTATGTTCCAGGTGGAAATCCTGTAATAGATGTTCCTGGATATAAACCTAAGTTACCAGTCAATACACTTGAACCAGAGTTGGTAACTGTTGAGGCACCCAACACAGCAAAACTTGCAGCTGTAGCTAGAGAAGATGGTGAAGACATGAAGAACCCAGATGTGCCAACGCTAGCACTTGGTAATGCTCCATTTTGAACATTAGTGATTATTAAACTAGAACCACTAGTAGTTGCTGTGAATGCGCTGCTCTGATTGATGGTTTGAGCAATTTTAGTTGCAATAGTTGAAGCTGAGTCATTAGCTAAAATTGTACCAACCATTAGATAGCTGTTAGCTCCAACAGTAGGAGGAGCAGACGTACCATTCTCGTTGATCCATACAGCAACAGAGCCAGCTGTGTCATAGATTAGAAAATATGTTCCGTTGAGAGAACCACTAGAATCAGCTATAGTGGTGAAACCATATGAAGTAGGAGTACCTAATATATCGGCAACAGTTGTAATCGTATTAACTTCTGGGGTTCCGGGTGTTGTTACAGATGCACTAGGATTTAATACGCGGATAGTATTACCACTAATATTTTGTACACTGAACTGGCCGCTATTGGAGTTAGAGACACCAGAAGATAAAATAACACTTATTATGTCGCCAATTTGTACAGAGGCTAGTGTGCCAGCACTAAATGTGTAATCGTAATAGCTTCCGCTAGATGCAGCGCCGTTTGGAAAGTTTGTGGTCGTTGTAGGATATGGACCGTGTACAGTGATCGTGTTTCCAGTTGTGAGTGCAGTAGCTCTTGCAGGACCAGAACCAAAGAAATAGTTGAAGGTCGTAAACGACGGCGTGTTAGAGAATGAAGTTAGCGCAGTCTGATTAGGGATAGAGGGATATTGCATGCTAAAGCGCAAGAATTCACCGTCTGGACCATACTCATTGGCTCTAACAATCATAGCACCGTTACCAGATCCTACACCACCAGAGGCATACCAGTTTCTAGCTCTAAACCACATGGCATAGTCACTGAAGTTGGTGCTGTTAATCGCCGTGCCCCAGACGTTGTTATTGCCAAAGTCAATACCTGGTTGATTGTCAGCGTCTGTAGCAGAGAGTTCTGTTGTAGTTGGGATGAAGGACCCAACGGATGAGTCTCCGCTTATGTATCCAGCTTCTGTTCCATTACCAGAGTTAACCTGACCGGTTCTAGCTAAAGGAATATTGATTGTATTATTTTGAGGATTGTTGTCGATGACAACAGCGACAGTGTCTGTAGCAGATAGTTCTAGCGGCTTGACGATTTCGAATTGATCCCCAACAATGTTGTCGAGACTTGTTCTGGCTAGTGCTTCCTGTGTACCAACTTCATCACTGCCTAGAATAGCAGCTATACTCCTTAGTTGGTTCTTGTTGTTGCCTCTAGTAAACGATATAATACTACTATAATCAATATGACTCGTATTAAGTTCGCCAGTAGACTGTAGCACCTCACTGTATGGTCCTGAGTATGGATATACATCGGGGATTGCATTAAGTGTTAAAACACCTTTAGAATCATCGAATACTTGTCTGTTAAGGAATGTATTCTTGTTGGTTGTTTGATCGATCTTGAAGTGCGTCAACAAGCTCTTGCTAGATACAATAGAGGCAGTCAAAGGTGGGTTACCAAACAACGCTAAAGGCGTAGAGGTAAACAGCGCAATTGCATTGCTTCCCATAACAACAGGTATAGCGATCGAACCACCGTTTTCGGTTGTAGATGTGATCTTAATTGAATTAGATTCAAATACTGTTGCTAGAACGTTGATGAGACTATTATTGATAGAGTTAACGATATCATTTAAAGACGCTACTGGAGGATTTGGCGTAAACGTACCAAGCCAAAGTTGAGGGTACCCATCGGTGGCAAAAGCTTGTATATCAGCAGGATCTGTGACAGAGACAACTTGAGATGTAATACTAGGTGTACCCAAGTTACCAGCGTTGAGAACGTCAATATATGTGTCGGTTCCGGCAGTTGTGTGCGAGCCCTTGTCAATAATTTTGAACAGACCGGTGTTGTTAGAAGCCAACCATCCAATAGATCTTTGTGTAATGTATACGAAGTCACCTGGCAATAAGGCAGGAAATGCTGTAAGCAAGTTAGACATGATTCTCATCACGTTAGTACTTGGATTGCTTATCGTAAGAGTTGAACCGATAGCTATATTAAGTGCACGCTGAGTACAAAAAGTAGAATCAGGGACAACAATCATCTGAGAGGCGCGACCAGAAGCATCAGAAGATACGTTGTAGTTGCCACTAGCAGTCACTGTTGAAATTACAAAGCCCTTAGTGTCTGCTGAGCCAGCTGTAATATTATCGCCAGCCTTAATAGTAGTAAGAATCTCTAAGTTGCCTGTTTGTCTATTAAGAATGAACTGACCAGTTTGACCTGTAGACGTTGTGGTCTGTGTAGGAAAAAGTTGAGCTAGTAGTGAACCACCAAGAATTTTAAGCGATGAACTAGATCCACTTTGATTAGAGTTGATCTTCATTGTCTGATTTGATGTTGCAGTTGCAGTGATGCCCGCAAATTGCTGATTGAATGCTGTCACCCATTCAGCTAGAGTGAGAGATGTAAAAGTCGATGCTCCTGGGAAATTACTTAAGTTAAACGCCCTGTCTTGTTGTGGCGTTCCATCTACTGAGATAACTAAGTCTCCTGGACTAGTAACATTCCAAGAACCAAATGTGGTTGTCTCGACTTGAGCGCTGATGGTTTTTTCTTTTAAACGCGTACTGTTCTGATATAGAGCGATAAATGAGAACTGAGCAGTTGGAAACTGTAAAATTGAGTTAGCATATAAAGTAGCATTGTCAGTTGCTTGTAGTGTAGCTACCTGGATGATTTCTGCATCCCATACATTCGGATACAAAAGAATGTTGGTCGAATTGTTGGTTAATCTAGCACTAAAAATTGTTGCTTGTTTGTTAATAGCTACAACAACTTCACCTACTTGAGCAGAAGAGATATTTATAAAGTCAGTAGTAGTAAAAACTACAGTTTGAGTAATACCATCCACAGAGACACTAAGTGTTGATCCATTAACAAGTGAGAAAGGTCCAATGGCAGCGTTAATGACCTGCGGTCTAGTTACTGGAAAGTTAGCCAGTTGTAAAAACTGCTCTTTTCCAGTAGCGTTCGTAAGTAGAGTATCCACTGACTGACCGGCATATGAAGGTTGAAAGCCTGTACCATCATCGATGTAAAGAATGGAAGGTTGACCTAAACTAGGTGGCTCGGTGATTACGGCAGAAGCAACTTGTTTGTTATCTATAGAGTCAGATATGCCTCTAACAGCTGCAAGGATAGCCGCCTCTGTTCCTCTAGCAAGTGTATTAGTGTAAGAGTTAATTCTGTCTCTAAGTTCTTGATCTGTCTCTACGTCAGTACCACCGATGAAGGCAGAAGTATTAGTAACTACTGCTCCTACAAAAGGAGAAGTATTAAACTGTGTTATTGTATTGACTGGCGCATTACTAATAGAGCCAGCCTTAATAGCAATAGCAGCTATATTGTTAACTATAGTTTCACCAGCTGGCAGGATAGCATCCCTAAGAATGCTGAAATCGATCTCAGGGTTCTGATTATTGGCAGGGATCTTGACGATCGTACCTGCTGCAATAATGCGATCTGGTTGTCCCTGGGAGTTTACAATAGTGTCCGAGATGAGATGATTGTTCTGCAGGGCAGATGAAAGATTGATCTGAGAATAGGTTGGAAACACGGTGATAGAACTATAAGGAATAGGACCTTCAAATGAGGTCGTTCCCCTGCCAATGTACAAGGTTCCTGAATTTGTCCAACCTGTGGTGTTGTTAACGTATAGTACGGTCTGACTAGCAATAGGTGGTGGCTTGAGGATATATAAGCTAGTACTTTGCAACTTAATACCAGAATTAGAGATGCTGACATTGCCGGAAGCCTGCGTTGCCGCATAGCGTGTCAAGCCGTAGTCAGCCGCTCTATTATTTAAGTCACTACCAGAAACAGTAGCAATATTAAGCAAGTTGAGTAGACTTAATATTGCAGCATTGTTCTCAAAGTCATTAGCTGCAGCGGCTTCAAGAAGAGTAAGAAGGACAGAGCCTTGATTGACATCGTTCAACGGGGTGTTCGCAATTATGGTGCGAATCATGGCTCCCAGGAATTGGTTATAACTCTGTATTTTAATGTTTGATGCCATCGCTACTCTATTCTACTCTGAACTACATTAAGTGTAGTTCACAGAAAAACTGATTGGTATCACTTGATTCCCGCCAGCCAACCTAACACTCATCTCAATCACTATCACTGCGGCTCCAGTTGAGCCCGCCACATAGTCGATGCTCAAAGATTCGATCCTATCGAATCTACTGTCCTGGTTAACTTGATTTATTATAGAACTAGTGATAGCTGTCTTAACTGAGGCTAGATTGTTGTTTTTATTACCTATTACGCTCACCAAGCCAAATCCTTGGTGATATCTCAACTCTCCAAGTTCTGTTACTATCTTTAACTTCATTGCTTGACTAGCATTCTGCAGACTATAACTTAAACTTAAGTCATTATTTGGAGTGAAAACTAAATCATCGTTATCGCCAATTAAGAGGTCTATGCCCATTCTTTTTTCATCTGTAGCGCTTTGAGCTAAAAACCAAGGAATAACATCTTGCCTTTGGTTTGGTAGAGGAGTTTGAGATGGTATTAGGATAAACAAAGAACTGTTGACTGTATCTGGTGCATACACTAAAACGGTAGCGCTGTCTGCAGTGGTGTATTGACTTAAGTTAGCAGCACCGTTAAGCGTTATTACAAGGTCATTGGTGATCTTGTTTATGTTGATGTTAGTTACATTTCTTTGGTTTGGAAACGGTATAGAATTTGACTGTAAAAAAACGGTCTGATTGACATAAAATTTCTCACTATTGTCATTACCTTGAGCATCAGTTGCGGCTATGTTAATCTGGTTACCGTCTGCATTAGATTGTAGTGGAACCATCTGTCCTATCTCATCTATGTAAGGAGGTTGTAAACCATTTGCTAAAGCAATGTCTATCCACTTATTTGGGTCGCCTAAGTACCTGGTAGCTAGTGACTCGAGATCATCACCGTACTGAAATCTTACTAGTTGGCCAGAGGAATACTGCCCAATGTTGACAGCTGGGTTATTGGCATTAGCTCTTGCAATAGCGAATGGATCTACGGCTGTATCAACAGCAAATAGGTTCGCTAAAATGAAATCTATTGTCTGCATAGATGCTTGAAGAGTTTCTAGGTACTCTACGTCTTGAACTTGTGCACTTGTTTGCGTCGCCACAGCACTCCTGTTAAAGGTTTTATTATATGTGGTATCTGTCAAACCAAGTGTGTCCGCAAGACTGTCTCTATACACCATGATGGTATCTTGCAGTGCTAGGAAATCATTTCTAGTATACTGAGATACTGTGGTGGTAGCATTTGTAATGATGGTTTGCTCTTGAACAGTAAGGTTAATAGATTTGATAAATATATTGTCAAACACAGTATAAAACTTATAAAGTATGCTGGTGTTAGAAAGTGGATTAATGAGAGAAGCGTTGTTCCTCTGAATATCAACGAAGTCAGTAAATGCTATAAGTTGCGCAGCAAATAAGTCCGAAAATTGATATCCAGGTACAAGGGCTTGAAGGCCTGGTAGGATCATGTTCCAGTTTTGACTGAAGTATGTCCACCTAAGGGCAATAAGTTGCGGTACGTCAGTGAGAACCAGTGGATCACCTGTTTGAAGTTTGAACCAGAGATTGATGTTAGCTGTAGCTTGATAGGCTTGAGCAATATTTGCCATAATTACCTACCAAACAGATTTATGCCGTTAGCAACTGATCCTACAATGGCCTTAGCATTACCAGACACGCTCTTGATGTCAGATAGTAAGGTGGAACCTTTTACACCATTTAATCCTAGGTCCGATAAGCGTTGAGTTAGGCTGTCAAGAGCTTCTAAACCTCCACATTTTCGTATGTTGTAACCTCGCATTGTTATTGAATAATAGTACAACATTGGATTCTCAACTGACTTTCTTAATGTAAAATTTTTTATAGCAACATCATATTGATTGCCATCTTTGTAATTGAAGAATGTAAGTGGATGTTTAGTGCGTGGAATATTGCTCTCTACGCCAGCAGCATCTTTTTTGTACTTTAATAAAAAACGATACAGATTGTGAAAAGCAAGGTAGCCAGTTTGATCAGTGTAGACACCTGTTTCAACTTGATTTGCGGTACTAGTGTCTAACGCTTTACCTGCTTGACTTAAAATATTAGTTACTTGAGCTATTGTACTTGAGAAAAAACCACCTAATGCACCTGATGAAGTTATAGGGAATGATGCTCTTCCCTTTTTTTTTGAGCTAGAATATACAGCCGATGGATCTGAACTTGATACGGGGGTAACAAACTTAGGGGCCATACCTGTTGTCCCTTCTATGACTATATCGTAGTATCTAACATCTGAATGTTCTTCAACCGTACCATATATAGTTGGTATTACGTTGGTGGCAAAATTTGTAGATATATTGATGTTACTAGGGCTAATAGGTAGAAACATCACCCAACTTGAACCATCTCTTCTGTTGGCCTTAAATCCATATGGTTTTGCTGTGTACCAGCTGCTACTATCAATGTCATATATTTTTTCTAGGGAAAGATTTGCACTTGCGACCGTGTCATTTAGTGCAGATTTCACTAACTGAGATGGATCCAGCGTGCTAGCCAGACTTGATGAAGATGGAATACTCATAGTTGTATTATATCATCTAAGCTATTAGCTTAAAGTTCCCTTGATTTGGTTAATCTTTGACTGAATCTGTATAACCTGCGGCCATTGGGGAGTACCTTGAAGAGGAGTACATGGACCGACTGGTGAGATAGCCGTTACCATCCCTAGAGCATCAATTAGTTTAGAAAGTTGATCGAGAAGTTCAATGCTATCATGTCCTATTGCGATCTTAGGGGAATCGATAGAAGCAGTTGAACTTGCCTTAAGTTTGTAATCACTCGTGGTCTCTGTTATGCTCTTAGTAGCATTTATAGTTAGAGTTTCGCAGGTCAATGTGACAGATTGGTCACTCTTCTTCATCACTAATGATACTTGTCCTGCGGTTACAGTAACAACTCCATTAGCCTTATCTATAAACATAGATTGTGGATCACTAGAGGCATTATCGCTTACAGTCCAACTGCCGGTCTTGTCAAACTTCATGAAGCTGCTACCAATGTCTGTGTTGTATTCGGGTGCTGGTAGTTCTTTAGACGGTGTATTATTTAACTTGTTAAGGTTTGTAGGTTGCCCTTTAAAAGTAAGTATCCATTCTCCATCTGCGTTTATATTTGTGTGGATGCCGTTGAACTCGGCATCGTATTGTGGTCCATTGATAGCTTGGATTGCTGTCTTGCGAGCTGCATGGGTGAGACCGCCTAAAATAACGCCTTCTCTACCCTGCCCATTAAGTTGTCCAATTAGAACAGCGTCGCCGGCCTTAGCATCAAAACCAGCAACAGGATCTGGACTATCGTTGGTCTTGTAACCACGGTCGATGTAGTCTTCATAGTTATACACACCGCCGAATCTTCTCATCATTCGACAGTTCATGTTGATCTTCTTGGCATTACTCTGGATCTCGACCAGGTACCTAAGTTCGCCAGTATCTACATCGTTAAAAGCACCCTTAACGATGCCTATTCTGATAAGGCCATCAAGCCTGTTAGCAACAGACATATTGTCTGGGTCTGACCAGATAGAGCTGTCTTTAACAGTACCGTTCATAGATTAGTCTCCACGTAGTTTCTGTGGGTCTGGATCTATGGGGTGAGTTGGATCGTTGATCCCATCAGACGTGCTGACCGTGTTGGTTGTGTTTTTATATAGAATATTTTGCAGAGTGGACGCTAGTTCGTCCAACGAACCACTGCCAACAAGTGTATAATTACCGTTACTCTTATTAACTACAAGACCTCTTACAAACTGTATTTGAGTTGTATAGGTTCTAGCTCCATCAGGACTTACGGTGAAGTTATGATCTATATTCTCTACATGTGCAAGTATGTAATTAGTGTTTTGACTTTGATTGGCCCCAGTGTTTATGTTCATCGTAGGATTTATCAGTCCTGCTTCGAACAAGATGTTATTGCCGACACCAATATACTCAGTAGCACCAGTCATAGTCAACGTACCGTTTAATAACTTATGTGTATCAAAGTACCATTCTTTAAGAAGCGCAACCCAACTTGATAATTGACCAGCATCATACGTTCCAGAGGTTCCAGATGGTAGAACAGGAAACTGCTTAGTTCCTATTATCAATGGCCTAAAACCTTCTCTGTTGAATGCTACAGGATCAAAGCCTTGTGCTTTTTGTGCTGTCCAGCCTTCTAGTATCTTAAAGTCTTGGAACAGTGGCCTTATCTCTACAAAGTTATATTTGTCGCGCCAGTTAGTTCCAATGTTTATGCTCATCACCTTGATGTTATCGATAGTGTGAGTTTTTAATAGTGTAAATGGTGACCTTATGCCAGACTCTGACGCAGCAAATGAAAGGTTTGTACGATACGAGAATGGCTTTATCCTATTGTATATAGTTAGTGATGGACCTATATCGCCCTGGTTGTTTTGATCCCACTCGATCTCGTTATAGAGTTCATTTAGTGCAGGATTGCTATTGTCCATCAAGATTTGCCAAAACGTGTTGGTGCCCTGAATTGAAAAAGGATCTATAAAGCCAAAAGCCTCATTAGTGTCCGTGTACGTATTGTAAGATGATAGTTTACCGGTCTGAAGTGTCAATAGGTCAGATAATGTAGTTAGTTGACTAGCATTCCCATCTCCATCTACAAAGTTAAAGTACTGGGCCATCTTTGTTGGAATGAGAAAGTCATATATAGACTTATCTATCCTGTTTATAGCGCCCGATGCCTTAACTAGCCCCTCAGTTGAAGCTCCAAATATTCCAAGTAGTGCAACCAAATTATCTGCGACTTTAAAACTCTGCGGGGTGTTTCCGTCTCCAAATAGCTGTTTCTGAAGCGCAATAGCAATAGTATTACCTTGATTTACTGGATCGCTAGCACTCGCTATGAGATTGTCTATATATAGTACATTGTTAAAGATATGACCCCAGTCTGTACCTGTCACTATGTATCTAGTGTGTCTAGCACCTTCTTCATCAACGTTAACATCCATTCTAACAGACTCAATCTTGCCTATCATCTTTACATAGTTTTTATCAGCCTTACCGCCACCTGTTGGTAGTTGTGCTTCTGTAATTGGCTGATTAGACATTAAAATTGTGCACCAAGATCCTGCAGTAATCTGCGACACCCAGTCTCTCCACGGTGCTAGTTCAAACTGAAATGTACCAGCTGGAGAACTCTTACTCTTACTGGTATGAATAGATACGCAGGATATTGTGTCCAATATAACTTGATTTACAGTGTTAACTGTTGAATTATCAGTCGGATTACTGCCTAACCTATCATCATAATTCCATATGATAATACATGCATGAGGTGTAGTAAGTTTAAAGTTATTAGTTTGATTTAAAGTCATACTTTATACTCATGGTCCTGGTAGTTTCGCTCTTTGTCTATCTGAGTTACTTGGCCCAATGTTGGCTTTAGATAAAGCATTATTTAAAACTGTACTAAGGTTTTTTATTGCGCTATTGAGTTCGACAATAGTTACGCTCATACCCTTGTCTCCACCCGCTGCTTTTCCAGCTGCAGTTGTAGCTTCGCGCTCTGTTCCCGGCATGGCCTTTATTAACTTATCGAATGCTGCAGTGAGCGTATTTACAGCGGTAGTTGCTCCGCCAAGTGCAGTCGCGCCAGTAGCTGCTGCTGTGGCGAGTTGCTCAAATCCCGCTGTGCGAATCTTGTCTGCCTTACCTAGCGCAGTATTGTCAGTTGGTGCCCCTGGACCAAATGTCTCTTTCCCAATGGCAGCTTTAACACCCTTTAGCATACCGTACTGGTCTTTGGCTCCCATGCCAGCTGGAGCGATGTCGGCAAGTTCGGTTACGTCTTCTCCGTTAAGCTCATCCATCGATTTTGATGCATTTACTCTTTTCAAAAGTGCTTCACGGTTGCTGAAGTTGAATCCTCTTCCACCGCCTTCCATCATCTTCATCTGCCTGTTTTCAAGCATTTTGCTAACAGTGCTATTAACGTCCTTGTTGCCTGCCAGGTTTATTCCTGCCTCTTGCAGCATGCGAACCTTTTTAGCAGGATCTTTTTCGTCGTTGATGGCCATTAATGCAGCTGTATCGATACTCTCTGCCTTTACGGCCTGTATGCCACCAATGCCAGTTGTTTGCTGTGTTCTCGCTATAGAGACCATGCCCGCATAGTTGGTACCAATGTTTGTACCCACGGTGTTAGCATAGTCTTGTACGCTAGCAGCACGCTCTAGCGCTGCCTCTTTGTTAGGTGTATCTTTGGTGATGCCTGCCATCAATAATGCAGCAGCTGCACCAGACGTATCTAAGCCTATAGCGCGTCCCATGGATGTCGATGCCATCTGAGCAGTATGATCTACAACTGCATTAAGTGCCTTAGATGAGTCAAGTCCTTTTGCTACTGCCGCTTCTGTAATGGCACCAAGCGACGCCGCAGGATTGTTTGATCCAGCTGAGGCCAGTGCAGCTGTTCTCTGCAAGTTTTCCTGCATCGTGCCAAGGCCATGCTGTTCATTAGCACGAGCTGAAAATACCATGTTCTCATTGAACATGGAGCCCATGCTGTCTACGCCCATCTTTGACATCTGGATCATCTGTTCAGGGCTAATTCTGGCGCTAGCCATGCGACTTAAATTAGAGTCAGAGATTGTTCTGTTTAAGAAACCTTCACCGCGTGAGCCCATGCCTATGGCTGCCGCACCCATACCTACGTCAAAATCTTTAAAACCTTGTACCTGTTCTGCACCAACAGCGTTTACCGCACGCGATAGATCTAATCTAGCTTGACGACCTTGTAAGACTGCTTGTCCAGCACTAACACCTGTTCCTAGGTCGTTAGTCGCTATCATACCTGTTGCCGCGCCTTCTGCAATGTTCTTAATACCTTGTTCTACTGCTTGAGCTTGTTGACCACTGCTGAGAGTATTTGATAACAAATTGGCGCCGGTTGCTACTTCAACACCTCCGACTCCTATTTGTGTTGCGGCTCCGCCAATCTGTGCAACCAATGCAGCATTCTGAGCAAACTTAAGTTCATTGCCAAAAGATTCGGCGGCACTAAATTGACTAAGTTGCATCAATGATGCAATATCTCCGCCAGCGGCAGCCTTATAAGTTTGATATTTTTGATTTTCAAAATCTGCAAAACCAGTTGCGTTTGAAACCTGACCCAATCTCTGGTTTACACCTATCTGTTGAAATGAAGCTCCTATTGCGCTAAATCCTGTACCTACGACACCTAGTTTTCCAATCAGTTTCTCTGCTGTGGTTCTATCGCCTCCACCAGCTGCACTTTCTTTAAATTTCTTACGAGCTTCTTGGAACTCTTCAGTGACCTCACCCGCTGAATCCTTCAAATCCTTGAAAGTCTTAATTAGATCTTTAGCTGCTTCATTTGTCGGATCTTTTTCAATAACTTGTTTGGCTCTAGCAACGTCTTGTAGTAATGAAGTTGCTTGCGATTTAGAATCGGTCCCTAATGTCCTCTGCTGTCCTTCCACTGCTTGCAGTACACCAAGCTCACGAGTTAATTCTTGAGCTTCATTGGTGTGTGCGTGCATGGTGCCAAACACACTTTTGTTATAGCCTCGTCTACTTATTAATTCAGATCCTAATGCTTGTTGAATTTCACCGATCGTGTTAAGTCGTGATCTAAGTTTGCGTCTCTGAGCAACAACTTCATTGCTAGGCATGTCTACCATACTCATAGCTCGTTGCTGTGCTTCTGGAGAATTAGCTACATCGCTAATTCTGCCATTAATACTAGACTCAGAGTATTCTCTGCCAAGTTCATTTGTGACCTGAGAAGTCAATCTTTTCTCAGTTGACTCAGCTCGTACTCTAATTCTACTTGTTAGTCGGCGTTGATCTGCAAGAGCCTTATAATACTTTGTTTTGGCCTTTGGATAAACTGAAAACAACGCATCCCGTTGGACGCTTGTGAGATTTTCGATGTGCTCAATGTCGGCGTTAATCCCTTTTCCAGTTTCATTACTTAATCTTCTTCTGTCGCCTCTATCCCCGCCAGTTACCCTATCCTGCATTCCTATTTGGGCCACACGAGATAGACCAAAGTCATCTATCTGGTTAGGAACTGTAGAGTTGTTGCTGCTGTTGGGATCTTTAGCCATATAAGACCATTATAACTTAAAAAGCTTAAGGAAGGTAGGCCCTTTATAGGAGGGTGAAACTATAGATCTATCAACCTGGTTTATGCGCTCAACCTTGTAGATGTAGTTTTCTATAGTAGTGACCCCATATGAGCATATTGACTGCCCATATAGCCTTGTCCTTATGTTGTCGCTGAGTGGGCGCCGATCGGCGCCAAAGACATCAGTAATAGTGGTGTCGCTGATATTTGCCCTTACTTTGATAGATAGGTTGTTATCAAGTTTATATTTTGAGTATAGATTTTTATTCTTCAAAATTGACATCTAAATCTTCTCCAAAAGTCTCGCCAAACTGAGTTTTATTAAGTTTAATCTGTTCTTCCATCCATTTAACATTGTCAGGATCCTTTGTCGGATCTACTGGTTTCTGTTCTTGAACAGTAGCCGTAGCTTTCATCTGCTCCAACTCTTCCTGCTCCATCTTATCGGCCCAGTCAAGATCGGCCTTTTCTTTGCTTTCTTCTTGTTTAACATCTATCTTCTTTGTGCGTTCCTGTTCCGCCAGTTCGCGTTCAATGCGGTCATAGAACTCATAGAGTAGCTCTTCTAGAGTGTATGTCTCTAATAGAGGATCTTTAAGTGGCCTATTGTAGGTTCTAGACCACCAGCTTTGCAGAAATAGTCTCAGCTGATCCTCAGTGTTGAGGTCAGCTCTAGCGTTCTTCGCTGCGATTGCTCTTATTGATTCGGCGATTGAGAGTCCGTCGGTGGGGTTGCCAAATCTTTCACCTTCTGACGCCATTCTCTCTCTGCTTTCTCTACTTGATCATACAGATCAAGTAGAACGTTTTCATCTTGAATGGCTGCACCACCAAGACTTTGCTTCCACCACTCAGGTGCATCTGTAATCTTAGCTCTTAGGTTTGCAAATATGATAGCAATGCCTTTAAGTTCTTCAGTTGGATTTTGATGATTACCAAGGAGGCGAGTTCTTTCGAGCTCCATGGCGTGTTTTTGCCCCATTGACAGGACACAACGACAAGTAAATTGTCCTTTGTACTCCTTGAACGTAGTATCTCCAAGAGCATCAATTTCAAACGTAGCTTCGTTCTTCGGTAATTCCATGTCTTAAACCTCTACCAGATTATACCCTTCATTTATAGGGTATTTAAGAAGTTGGTAGCTGACTTAATTGTTCCACCTAGCCCGTTAACTCCTGCAGAACTTACAGTTGATGCTTCTTTGTAATGGGTCGCTGGCTGAGGAGGAGACGCTTCGTCTATAAAGCCGATTGCTCTCCAACGGAGAGTCACATTAGAGAGTTGATCAACTCTTATTTCTTCACTTCTAGTTAATATCATGGCCTTATCTGTGGCAAAGATTATCTGGTTAGTTGCTGAGTCTCTTGCTTCAATCGCGATATAAGGAGCAAATAAGAATGATAATACGTTTGGTTGCCAGTTAAGAGTTCCGGGACTCACGCCAGGTATATGAAGTGCAGAAATAGTTCCTTCCACAGTGATCCTCTGAGGAGCAAGTTCGTAGGGTAGATAATCATCTATAGTATTGACCTCTGTCACCATTGTGTTGATAGTCCAACTAATGCTAAAAGCAAAGCCAACAAGTTGGTTGTTGATCTTGAGTGTACACCTAGCTCCACTCATGAACTTGGCATTAGGGCGAGTAGATAGTACGCCGGCTAGGTTACTTGCAGCGTTAGTTAGAATATTCGGTTGATTGTCAAAACCTGTATTTGGCATGTATTACTCTAAAAAATTAAGTTCATGAGGACTTACAATGACTTCATGTTCGTTTTTAAACTGTTCATGGGGTGTTTTGTCGTGACCTATGGCATTGGGGATATGGTGAACATACTTCTCTGGAATCCAAGCACTCATGATGCTACCATTGTGACCTTCAGCAAAATCCTCTGCTGTATCCTTAAGTGGCGACCAGCTCGTTCTTGTATCAATCTTTCCTACTTTATGAGCATTAATCTCATCTTGAGACGCACCTCTATGTAGTAAAAATTCTCGCTCTTTTGTGTTTGGATTTATCCTAGATTGAGTCATAGAAGAAAGTTTATGAAGTCCTCTGATACGAGCTGGACCTTCTAATTTTGGTATTTGCTCACGCTTTATCTGCTCGCGCCTAACATTTCCTTTGTTGCGCATGGTCCAATCTTGTACTATGGGTAATTGTCTGCCGTAAGAAGAAACAGCGCTTGGAGTCATAGGTGCAAGTCGTCTCATTGCTCCTTTCTCTAAGCTCCACTGACCACTCTTATTGAACTTAAGAAATTCACTCATGAGTTTTGCTGTCCTGAGCCAGAACTTTGTGCCTGAGATACGTCACCATCTACATATAAAGCAACAAATTCAAACCTATCTTGACCTGGTGACTTCTTATTGATGCTAAAATCTGCCTTAGTTATCCTTGCGTTTCTTATCTTTATAATTCCGAGTGGATCGCCATTTGGATTATGCTGATAAACTTCTATGTCAAATGTAGTTCCTTGAGAGAACTTATTGGGGTTCAAGGCTTCATAAGCTCTACCACCAGTTCCACCAATTGTAGAAAGCACGTTACCAAAGCCGCCGCTGCCCCACGTAGCTGCACTGTTACCCATATCTAGGTCACTTACGCCATTTGGCGGAGTTCCACCAATATTAGCTATAGCATTGTGAACATATCGAATTATGCTGAAACTACCAGCTACATTATAGGAAAGGGGTTCAACTGATACCGGCTCATACATTCCTAAAACATGAGGAGTCTGGTGCATAATTTGTGTAGAGCAGTTTAAGTCCGTAGCAAAAGCTATGGTCTTACCATCTAGTATTATTCTAAGTTTGTCTCCTGTTACGAAGAACGGTTTTGTACCAGCCATAGGATTCATTATAAGGTAAAATGACTTAGAAAACATGCATAATATAAACATGACAATTAGACAAGAATTTATCAATCAAGAGGAGATCTTTATAGAACCTTTACGTAAGCTAATCATGCTCTTACTTCAACTTGGTGTAATAGACCGAATAAACGTCACCGTTAAGGAAACGGGAGTCAGGGGTCAGATGTGGATGGAAAGATAAATAAAAAAGGGCAGCTGAATAGCTGCCCTTTTATTGACTTATTGACTTAAATTATTAACCGGAGCTCAAATCGATGTCGCCAGAGTGACCAGCTGCGAATGAATCATCTTGCATCAGGATACCTACAAACGCCAAGCGATCGACAAGAATTCCGCGCTTGTTCAATCCACCGCTCATCCTGTTGAATCTGCAGTCGGAGATGTTGATAAATCCAACTTCAGCAGTGTCTGAACCAGAGTTAACAGTCTTCTGATAAACATTTAGATCCCACGTTTGAGAAGCTAGCATATTAACTGGGTTGATATGATCAGACGCAAGTTGACCAGTAGATAGAGTAACGTTACCTAAACCGTTACCAGTACCTGTTGAACCTGCGGGAGGTGTAACTTGATTTGCAATAGACTTAGCTAGTTTAGTGTAGCGAACAATGCTAAGCTCGCCAGAAACTGAATAGTTAACTGGTTCGTTTGACACTGCTTCGTAGCGACCCATCGTCTCGATAGGAACTGTGTCTATAATAACTTGATACGAAACGTCAGCCGCGTAGGCGAATGTTTTGCCGCCTACGCTTATGCGAGCGTTTGCGCCTGTAATAAAACTTGGAACCATACCTGCCATATACTATCCTTGCCAGTTCGGTTCTGGCTACCTAGAATTTAACTCCACAACAGTGTGGATTGACTTAAATATACCAGGTTATGAGTTAAATTTACTCGTCATCCTTTTGGCCGCCTAAGCGGCGTCTAACTCTAGCATCACGGGCCATATGAAAATTGGTCATCGTCTGAGCTAAGTGCTTGTGATCCTTAGATTGATCTACAGCTAGAGAGGCTTTAGCTTTATTCTGTTCATGGGCACCACTAGAACGAATAGCTTCATGTGCAATTTTCTTGGCTGTAGCGTGATCAGGAGTCTTAGCTACTTGATTAATGTGGTCCATGCTAAAAATATGGTTAGACTTGATGCCAGGTACGGCCATCTTTTCCAAGGTCTCAAGCATTTGATCCAGAAGTTCTTCGCACTTTTTAACTGGATGCTTTTCTCTAGGTGCGTTTGTTAAATCATGTTCTTCTTCATACTTACGACGTAATCCTGACGCTCCGCTTATGCGTTGGCGGGGTTTGCCATTGATATGCTCTACATTGTCTTTTTCTTTACGAGGGTCACCACCGTGAATCTTGCCATGCTTACCACCTAATCCTGGGTTTAAACTAGGATCTGTGTGTTCACTGGAAGTATCAGGTTCATGAATCTTAGGTTTTGCTGCGCCCATTAGACCAAGCTTTGGTCTTTTACCTACGTCGGGAGAGGGAAGATTTGCAACACTCTTCTTAGACTTCATGTCAATAATCTGAGCTTTGTCCAAGCTCCACTGACCGTTCTTATCAAACTTCAAAACTTCGCTCATAGACTCATTTTACCACATTAGAAACTAAAAGGCCCAGATCACTTTCGTAACCTGGGCCCTATACTTAGTTTACTTAACTATTAAGCTGACGACGTAGCTCTTTGAAGTGTAATTGTTGCTAGAACGAAATCTATGCCCTCTACGAGTTTCACAACTACGCTAATGTTGATGGTATTGCCGACGATCTGTACTACAAGTTGCTTATAACCGTTAGGTGCATCACTTGTGCTCACTGTAATGCCTTGAGCTAGATAACCAGTCAAGATGCTGTCGCAGGTGCTTTTTACTGCTGCTGCACTCACTGTGTTCTTTACACCAACATAGATAGCTTGAAGCTGATTACGGAAGTCGTAAGCTAGAACGTCAGATGCATATAGCACGTTAGCACGATTAAATACCCAGTTTGGATCTGCACCGTAAGTCGTATTGTCAACTACAAGGCGGAAACCACCGGTTGGTGGCTTTTCCCAGAAGGTGATGCCATTTTGGATAGCATCGTCATACTGAGTCGCAGGATTGAAGTCATTGACAATCTGAGCAGCAGGCGTAGACATTAATTGACCAGTCTGGCGGATACCAGAAGTATTGAAGTACTTGAAGGTCATTGGTAATCCTACTGGAGAACCACCGCGTGCACCAGCTAACATACAAGCTCCTGCCCAAGGCAAGAACCATACAAGACTACCAAGAGAATTAACTTCCAACTGATCTTGGATTGCAAGTTGGCAACGAGCATCGGCGAGATTCTGAGCTTGAAGCTTACAGTTGAGGTATGTGTCATGAAGCGACAAGTAGCCTTGGCACTCAGAACGAGCCTTAGTTGTAGCTTGTAGACTCAAGAAGGTCTTGACAGATTGATGAATTGCGGCAATCGTATAGTTAGAGCTTGGATCAGTCATCAAGTCCAAGATATCCTTAGAAGCATCTCTCGAGAAGAGGGGTACAACTGAGTTCACATGGACAGCTTGAATTGCCGCCAACGCGTTAGGAATATCAGCAGATTGAGTTGCGCCGAGTGACCCACCAGCGAAGTAGGTAGGACCTTGTGGGTCTAGAAGACCGTTAACGCCCTGTCCAGAGGTCTGGATCAACTTCACGTTAGAGCTTTGAGCAAAGAATTGCTTAATTGCGTAAGCGTCGTCCTTAAACTGAGCGGGTAAAGAACCACCTGAGCTGTTTGCCCCAACATTTGCAGCTTCATCAAGAGCACTTGGTGGTAGTTGACCTACGAGTGCACTTGGTAACGCAGCAGTCCAAAGACCAGCAGTACTTCCGTTAATGAACTGTACAAGACTATTCATAGATGGGAAGTTAGCGAGTGGGATCGTATACTCGATAACACTGTTGTTGATCAAGAGCAGGTTGGTTGCATTAACTGTAGCTACAGGAGCAACGCTACCACCGCCGACTCTTCCGAGTTCGAGGATAATAGTTCCACCGACAGTACCTGACTCAGTAGTCAAGGCGCCAGTGTTATTGATCGTGATCACTGACATGTCTTCAGTCTCAGATATATATAGACCAGCTAAGATATTGACAGCTGCTAGCAAACCTCCGCTTACAAGCTGAAAGTTTAAACCGTGACCATTGCGCTGTGGATTAGATCCAAGTGCTTGTGCAATGTTCAAGAACGCTGCAGTATCAGCAGAACCAGAAACCGTGAAGGTCATTCCGGAAGGAAGACCAGCACTCCAGTTACCTGCATTTGTTAGTGCACTTTGAAGCAATGCTCTCGTCACGATACCACTTGGTAATGTGAACGTGTTGTCGTTAGCGCTTGCATCACCGTTGAGGCGAAGCACCATAGTAAGACCACCACCAGCAACAATTGTTCCACCAGCTAGGGTTACAGAGGTTCCAGGGCTTGTTCCTACGTTTCCGTAGAAGAAGCTTGAACCAGTGTTAGTAATAGTTGAAGAAGCAAGAGCAGCGAAGCCTCCTGCTGCACCCAAAAGACTTGAGCCTTGTGAATGAACTTGGGCTGCAGCTGCGTAAGTAATTGCTCCAGTTAGAGCTACCATACTACCGTTAATCGTTGCTGTCTGAGAAACTGAGATACTTACATCAGCGATAACGTTACCTTGAAAGATTGCGCCAGCACTTGAAACACCTGAGTTGATTGTAGCAGAGCTACCGACAACCCAATATATGTTAGCAGCTGTTGCGCCACCAGTTAAGATCATAGTTGGAACAGCACCAGCACCAGCACCAGTCACCAATGTGCTTGAAGTAATGATGACATAAGTTCCCGCGCCATTGAAGGTGAGAGTTCCACTTGAAGTTCCTGCTAAGCTTGCTGCACTAGTGCTATAAACACCAGGAGTCAAGGTTTGACCGTCGAGTACTGCAGCAATTGGAGTCGCAGTTTCACCAGTGAATGCAAGGTAAGCAGCAAGCGCATTTGCTTCAGCTTCTTGAGCGAGAGCATCATTTAAGTGCGGAGATCCGCTGACAATCATGTCGAATGGAGCACCAGTAAGGTTGAATGAGGCAGTTGAAGTTGTCTGTGCTGGTTGAGCTGGAACAGCGACATCTTGATACGTGATCAAGTTTCCACTAGTTCCATATTTAAGCGACTGCAGAGTTCCAAAATTATTTGCTAAAGCGAGCGAAGACTGTGTGGAGTTATTTGTCTTGTAGATGTAAACCGTCTGCGCTCCACCTGGCACTGCTCCGTCAGCAGCTGGTGCAAACAAGAAAGAGCAAGCGTCAACGATTGGACCACTTCCATATAGCGCTTGAATTGCAGGAAGTTGATCTGGTGTAAACTTACTGTTCGAGATATCAGAGATAGTAGATCCAGGAGGACCTGCAGTTGATTCGCCGAAGATGGCGACTAGTCCAGTTGGTCCTACAGGGAAGCCACCGCTCTTGTCGATGATCTCCTGAGAGTAAGCACCTGGTTTCATAATGGTCGCACCATTAAAGGTTACATTGATAGACATAGTTGTTTCTCCTAAATTAACTTAAGTTGTTTCATTTCAACTTTAGTCACTAAACTCTTTTTAAGCCCTGGATACTCTTCACAGAACATATCCCATTTTATCTTAGCGTCCGACCTAAAATATCCCTTAACTTCAATTATATCACCACTACTTAGCTGAAAATCTGGTAGATAGGCCCTTCCATTGCTTAGTGCAAAAATGGGTTCATATTGCCAAGTAATAGATTGGGCATCTAAATAGTGAGCATATTTCACTTCCCAGGTAGACTTCATGTTGATAGTCCCTTGAGAACCTACGTATGCATGCTTAGTAACTCGTTTTCTATTTTGGGTTGCAGTGGCTAGAGATAACTTATTTTTAGTAAGTAGGGACATTGGTTTTCGTGGAAGATGACTAGCTTTACATTTTTTGCTACAGTATGACCTTTTTGCAGGTTTAAAATCCTTACCATTTTTAATAAAAACCTTATCACACGCTGCACAAACGTGTATATACTCTTTATAATTACTGGGGTGCCAATTGGGTAAAGCCTTTTTATAGTTTTTATTACGACAAGAAAGTGAACAAAACGCCACATCTGTTCTAGTGAGCTGTGACAAATGCTTCATCACCTTAGTCGAGCACCCTGAACAAATAAATTCCACCATCGTCTTATTCTACTTAATCTTCACGCCGTACTTATTAAGCGCATTATGGTAAACTTGTAAACTTTCTCTCTTTGTCAAACCTCTAGCATTAAAGTCTGCAAGGATAATTTCCTTACGGTGCTGTACGGGAATCTTGCTCTCTACCATAGCCCACCAAGCATCAAAATCAACCTTCGGTTGTTGAGGCGCTCCTTGAGGCTGTGCGTTTTCCATCTTCTTTACCATACTTTGCTCCTTACTCAATATTAACTCATTTAGGCGGTTAAATATTTATATCTTCTGGATCTATTAGCCCATCATGTTCGATAGACCCTGGTGTCTCTGTAATAATGCCTTTATTTGCTGTTCTGTCTACATCGCAAGGTTCTACGTCTAAGCTAGTAGCTATGTCCTCAGAGCGTGGATTATTAATAGATGGATCAGTATGAATATGTTCAATCTCTCTAAGTGGCTCAGCCGCCCAAAAGTTCTCAGTTGTGCACCTAAATCTTACCCATCTTGTCCAAACATTATTGGCTGCTTTGTCTGCATCCTTGCTATAGTCAGAGGCGCTATAGGTTTGAAGTTTGAGGCCCCATCTTTCAGCAAGTGGTTTGTATTTGAACAGGATATAACTAACTATGTAATAAAGCCACAAAACGTGGTCACCTCCCCTAGCCACATGGATACCTACATCAACCATCACTGTAAAGACGGCAGTACCTACCTCAGAGTTTTCTCCTGTCCCAAAGGTGTCTCCTATGGCAGCCTTAGATTCGTCTTCGGTCTCGTTTGCTAGATGAATTGATATACAAGGTATCTTTTGAGCGTTGAATGACCATGCTTGAACTACAGGTAACTTAGTTGTTGAAAACCACTCCCAGATCTGCTCTCTATAGTTAGGTCCAAAATCTGAGTTAAGTTCTGGGTTATCAAATTGAGCAAATAAATCATCAAAGGCTGGTTTATTTGCTCTTAACTCTTTTATGCCAAGGTCTATTAGTCGTCTAACTACGACTTCGGGAAAAATAAAGCCCATATTAAAATCCTTCTTCATACGAACGAAGTATATCTCTAATTCTCTCTTCCATTGTGTCTGCTAACTCTTTATTGATGCTTTGCATGTCGCCAGTAAAATCTTTCGTTTTACTTGGTTTAACCCACTGAGAATTTGCGTCTTGCTTACTTGTAGCAGTTCTAAATTGTGTTGCCCTAGATCCAGTTGGAGCAATAGCATTGGACTGCTGCTTTGCGTTCTCAGCGCGCTCGGCGTTGATCTTCTTAAAGGCATCATATATATTAGTAGATACTTTAGGTCTTGTGTTGCTTGATGCTCCAACAGGAATAACCTTGTAAACACCAGAGCCATCCTTAATAGGTTTAGCATTTTGCAGGAGCTTACTCAACATTGGGTACGGAGGATCAGTGAACTCCATGTTACCAGAGTCTGTAGATACTTCCATACTCATGTTATTGAGTGTAAGCTCATTGATGAACTCTGGACTTCTCTGTTGAACACCGGCCTCGACAGCTTGTTGCATAGCAGACTTTCCTTGCTCTTCGAAAGCATTGGAGATCTCTCTATTGGCCTTGTTCACGATCTTCTCGATCGCTGTTGCATCAAGTCCCTTATTTCTTAGGGTAACTCTTAGTTTTTCAAGTTCAAATGATATGTTGGCCATTAGACCTTCTTAGCTATGGCTTTAGCTCTCATGTCTTGTAAGAAGTTAGTTTTTTCTTCATCTTGCCAATCTTGGGCAAAACTAATAGTTATCTTTCCGTTAGGTGATATTTCAATCTTTGGTTTAGTTAGATAGGGATAGTACTCGTCATGTACTTTATCATGATTGGCAGGATTTGAGGAAAATGCTTCTACTGTCTGTGGGACAGATGACTTATCGTTGATCTTATCTTGAAGTTCTCTCAATTTTGCTTCTAACTCATCCATCTCTTTACCAACGGCTTGAGCAAGATGATTATGCTTGCCGACAACATCATGGACGACTTCCTCAAGCTTGTCAAACAAGCCCATAATCCTAGCTTCAATCTGTTGAAGATCTACAGCCATGCCATTTCGCATGGTTTCACGTATAGACTCCATCTCTTCATATATATCACCGATATTATGGCGCTTATACTCGTCTATCAAATGGTGCAAACCACCGTGAACCGCATCGTCATCTAGATCTTGGTCATCTAGCATATGCAGTTCTTTCTCGTCCTCTGGCATGTACCACTCAAATACACTCATGAGTGCAGCAGTGAGTTCAGGAAGAGACTTATTAGTGAATTGGTATACTGTCTTATGTCCGTCGTTGAGTCGTCCAGAGTATACGTCACTCATATGCTTTCTGATACTCATTGTGTATGTGTCGATCAATACATCCTTGAACTCTTCGTCCTGCATGCCTTCAACTACTTTACGTAGAGTTCTGAACATGCCGTTTCCTACGAGTTTTAAAGCATCACCGTGAGTAACTTCAAATACGGCATCAGATTTCTGACGAATGATATTCTTCTCAAGTGTTTCAAGTGCAATCATCCCTTTAAGGGACTTACCAAATCTTTTAGATATGAAATCACTTATTGGCTTCTTACAGCATTTACGAAGTTCACTCCATGGAATTTTATCCATCTCGTACCATTTCCAATCGGTCATGGATTCGCTGCCGTTATCACTCTTAGTATTTTTAGGCTTTCCGCGTACTATCTCGCCTAGAAAAACTACGGTATTATTACCATTAGTTTTGCCTCTCCAGATCTCGGCTGTAATTCTTACAGGGCATCCAGTCTCTTCAGCTGCTTCTCTAGTTGCGCCTTGCTCAAAGCCTTCATCTTCGTGGCAGTGACCACCAGCGAACGCTAATCCGCCCTTGTTGTGGGTACCAAGTAGTATTCTGTTATGTTGATCCATAACTAGTACAGCTGCACAGTTGTTAGACTTATGATGTTTCTTCTCTAGATATTCTTCAAAAGACTTCTTGAGGTCCTTCTTAGACTTCTTTCTACTGATGCGATCTTCTTTTACCTTTTCTTTGGCCTTTTTATGGTGCTTCTCGCCCCATGTTCCGCCACGATCTTCACCACCATGCTCGGGTGCGTCTTTACCGGGATCGGTATACTTGGCTGCTACAGACTTTGGAGGACGTCCACGGGGTCCGTCCTTCACGTGTCCGTGAACGATAGCCATCATCATTCTATATTGTCTACGCGAGACGGCCTGGGGCATTTAAAAAGACTCCTGAATATCATTATAACTTAAGTTAAGAGTTAACATTATGGTTTAACTAAGGTTTCGGCAGCTGATGGTAAGAAGTCACGACGAACCAACAATTGTTGAGGCAACCTACGGGCAACTTTCTGTCCATTTACTAGTTCTTGTGTGATTCTTAGCTCACGTAGGGTCTGAACAACTAAATAAACAGGGTGTGAATAGAATGACCATGTAAGAACCTCACCGTGCATAGTATGAGGATCATAGAACGGCTGTCTTCCGTCTACCCACACTATGTCTCCAGTAGTATTAATGTTGAAATCCACTCCCTGCAGATAAATTTTCTCTACCTGACCGTTTTGTAGGATTGAGCTGACTCGATCTACCTTCTCAACAGGATATCTAAGTTGCTGAATATTACCAGGTCTTGGCTCATATTCTTTAAGTTCCCATAAGCGAACAGTAAAGTCGGGAATAGTAAGTTTGTCAAATGCGTTGAAGTCTGCTTCAGTTCCATCTGGGTATTCAGTTGGTAGAGTAACTACAGCAGTACCTATCTCCCATACGCCGTGAGCTTCAAATGTCTTTTGGATAGCGTTACCTGTGAACGTGCCCCAAATCTCTTTAGGATCATAGTGCTGGAAACCGTTGTTATCGCAGAAGATACAGTTGGGTTCATGAGCATTGCTATCAAGCGTTAAGATATTTGGGCATGGAGTTGCCTTCTCATGAACAAACCTAATTCCTCTGTTCTTGAGGAGATCGTCAAAGTTGGCACCCCTGATACTTGGATCTGGGTTATACATTGGCATCTCACTCGGTGTGTTAGTCGGATAAGATGGATATATCTGTGTTGGTTTGTCTTCAGCCATGCGGCGACTCTGCTCCTACGTTTAATTATACCATCAACAAACATCAACTAATGCATCTGTACAATAGAGATGGGATCCGATTCTATGGACAGTATTAAAATCTTAGAACGTATAGTCGCAGAAGAAGGTAATTGCTGCTGGGCAACCCAATCAGTTTGCAAACAGTGCCCATTGGGCAGTTTGATTAGGTCTGACAATGGCGGACTCATGAGTTGTGTAGAAGCACTTAACATAGATGGACTAAGTGAAGAAGAGGCAGATATAAAGTATAAAGAAGCCGCTATCAGTAAACTTGCCGACATGGTCCTAAATAAGATTATTGAGGCCGACTGATGGCACTCACTACTCTAGATAAAGACATATTAGAAGAGATCGTTACAACTGACGGGCATTGTATGAGTTCAAAGAGATGTGAGAAGTGTCCCTTTCGTGCTATATGTCTTCCAGAGTTTTTAAACCCGATCCCACCAAGTCGGGAACAACGACTTAAGATGGCTCAAGATGTTCTCGCTCATCACTATCTCATCGACGATGAAATAGAAGTAGAAGACATAAGGAAAGATTTCTTATGGGACAAAAAATAAGTCTAATCATTATAGATAAGCAGCTGCAAGATCAAGCAAGAATGAACCTATACATGTTCATGCTAAAACTTCTTCATCCTAATGATCCCCGCATCAAGGTCTTCGCTATCGTTCCCCAGCCCCTTAGCTCCAAACAGTGTTAAAATAGAAGTACAGTCACGCTCAGTGATTGCAGTAGAGGAGGATGTATGTTAAACTTAGTTCTAACCATAGTTACCTCTGCTGTTCTACACACCCTCAGCATCAAAGGAAGTCATATGGAAAACCGTATCGACCAGATCGACGTTAAGAAAGACCACAAGGAGTTAATCGCTCTTTTCTATCGTATTGAACTGAGCACCTTTGTCCAGATTCTTCTATATCAACACTCCCAGCAGGGTGGAGCTACTAAAGAACTATGTTCTACTCAAAACTCACCGCAGATCAAGTAGCTGTTACCTACACATTATTTAGGTTTCTAGAGAGACTGAGAGTTATCGGTCATCTCCGGGCTCACACTGAGCAGGCTGAAGTAGACGGTGGCGACATCTTTGGAGACTACGAACTTCATGATTTTACTGGAGCCAACTACTCCATCGTAAAAGATGAGTATACTTCTAAGAAGGGATATATAGATGCAATCATTGCGCTCGAAAGAATTTTCGGCAGAATCACAGTACAACAGCTCCGCGGCACTGATTAATCTTTTATATAAGCTAAAGGTTATGAGTGGAAACAAGCATTTAGCTCATCATCTTTTGATAAGACATCGAGCACTTCAATTATTGAAAGCGCTAGAAGAAGATTTGTATACAAATACAGGCTTTGACGATTTTATCGGTTTGAGCAACCAAGTGGATCCTACTTCTTAAAGGCCTTCTGATATTCCTTAAGTGATGTTGGATTCATATAGATTTTAGTCGGCGTTCCGAAATTATTCTGCGCTATCATCAACATGTCAAATAAATCTTGCTCAGATAGGCCAGCAAAAATGTCGGCACTCTTGATACCCAGCTTCCGTAGGAGATTTTTTAGATTCCCTGTGGCTCGCTCTTTGTTGACACCTGTGATGTTCATCTTCTCAATCTCTCTACGCTTCGCTTAGTTGCCTTGACAAATCTATTTCCTGTTGATTCAATGACAGATGTACTGTCGATATTGCAACGCTGCCCATCTACGCCTACTGCACCTACAATAGGTGCATTGGAACCTGATAAACCACTCAGCGAGACATTGTACTGGCCCCTGATGGGAGATCCAGCACGATTCCAATGCTTGTTTCCCCAGGGATCGTGAAAACGCCTACTCCATCTAGATATCTTCATGTAGTCGTTATACTATAAAATCAACCCGCCACCCCCACCCCTAAGTTGAACCATAGTTAACTACTAAGTCCAGTTCAGTGCACAGAGTGCTTAATCGAAGGTGGATCCATAAAACCATTCCCTGTACTCCTTACTGTATCCGCGCGAGCACGGATAAGGTTTTCCCTCGTACATGATAGAGGGGTAAAGTTCAAGCTTAACAAGAAGCACCAGCAGCTTGTACCGCACGATGCTGTTGCACCTAAAATAACTGTCATCCATTATTGTTCTACCGCTCATAAAATGCTCCAATCTTTGCTATCCCGCTCCGTACCACCGTATACATGCTGCAATCCTCGCTGCTGATATCTATAAACGCATCACCCTCGCTGAGTGTGATAGGTTCCGGTATGCGCACCTTTAGTTTAGTGAGAAGTGCTAGTAGACAAGCTATCTTTAAATTTACAGGTGGCCTCCAACGTAAATGCTTTATTAATATTGTCACCACGCCCCCATGTATGTACCTACCGGCAAATCTCTTCGCGCGGACTTGACGTCGAGTTTAGCAAGCAAAAGACAGAGTTTCAGATATTGGGTATTGCGGGTCTTCGCCTCGGGCCACAGCAAGGCGCGGAGCAGGCGTTTGCGTAGATGTTTGTCAGTCTCGTCGGGACCTCGCGCGATACCAAGGCATGATGCTATGTGGTCCATGTTCAGGTCCCGCTTCCATGTAAAAGCTTGTGAAGTAGTTCAAAAAGGGGAGCGTGATAGTCGTGTTGGCGTCGATTGTACAGCCAGGGAGCTGGGCAGGAGCAGGAAGGTGTATCAACATACCCGGTTATGTTAGCTGTGTAGTTGAGAGGGTGTCCGTTTAGCTTGATTGTAGCTTTGGCACCTGTGAGGGGTTTGGTCATTAGTAGACTCCAGGAGTGTATACGGCGGTAGGGTGGTGGTGGTCGTGAGCGGAGCGAACGCCAAGCTTGCGAAGCATGGACATAAGGCCATTGTAGCTGTTGCGCTGGTGTAGCCTCTTGATGTCCTTGTAATGTGGACCATGTATTGGGAAGTATACTGCGATCGCCATAATATTTTATATATTATACGAAAAGATGTACCGGTATCTTGTGTTTACCTATTAGGCACATGGTGGTGGGCCCTTGTTTATAGGGAAATAGGTAATATACACAAAGTTTTCGCCGTGAGTACCCGTCCCGACTCAAGGGATCCCTTGTAAGGCAAGGCCAGCGGGCCCTGTTTCAGCACGATGCACCTTACAAACCTGAAACTATAAACGATCATAAGGAGATACGTATGAGAGTATACTTTGAGTCTGATAAGGTGAACGATCGGTTTGATGTGGCGAAGTTGGGACTAGTAGGCATCGGCCTGATTCTAGCAATGAGCATGTCTGCGTGTGGAACTGTCATAGGTCCTGCTGGTCCTAAGGGAGACACGGGAGCAACCGGATCTGCTGGTGCTGCTGGATCTAACGGTACTAACGGGATAGATGCATCGTGCTCTGTTAGTGCCGTGCTTCCTAACCTGATAGCACCTGCTGGTGGGAGTTTGATTGCGTGCTCTGATGGGACACATAGTCTGGTATTGAATGGATCTAACGGTATCAATGGAACGAACGGAGTTAACGGAGTTAACGGAGTTAACGGAACTAATGGTACGAACGGATCTAACGGTACGGTAGTGACGGCGATACAGTTCTGCAGTGGTGTTGTGGGATCATATCCATCCACCTTCCCGGAGATAGGGTTCTGCATAAACGATGAGATATATGCCGTGTACAGTGCCAACGGTGGGTTCTTGACGAAGGTATTGCCTGGGACTTGGAGTTCTGATGGCATCAATGCATCGTGCACCTTCACAGTTGGTCCTCACTGCCAAGTGAACTAAGTTGCCTCCTCGGTGTATATCGCCTGGCCATGGATTGGCTGGGCATACACTGACACTGCTACGCCCAGGTAGGGTACTACTCCCGACTCGATACATAGTTATAAGGAGAACGATATGCCGAAACAAAAGTTGCTTGACCAGATCAATGAACAGATTTGGGACGAGAACCTGAGTCTATCAGAAGTTGTGAACATGTTGGAAGGATATCTTGAGAAGTTAGACGACACAGTTCTGACTCAAATCCTAGAAGAGTCAAAGAGATTAGAACGCAACTCATAAGGAGAGAATATGGACAAGCGATTCAATCGACGAAGACCTGAAGCGTATCGTCTTCGGTGCTACATGGATGGACTGAGACAAGCTGAATCTACAACAGATGAGCAATGGCTGATGACGTGGGTGAGAGTTTGGGAGAGCGGACGAGACACTGAGTTTGTTATGAGAGATGTATTCATCGCTTACCTGAAGCAATGCATCTTTGAGGAATTAAACCAAGTATTGAAGGAGGAAGCAGCATGAAGGACCTAGATATGAGTGACACGATGGCGATGTTCCGAGAATACCTAGATATGAGGGACTATGCCATGGATATGATAGATACTTACACCAACGAGGAGATTGCCCAGATGGTTCGCGAGGGTATTCTGACGATAGATGAGGTTGAGAGCGGACTACGAAGGAGGATGTGATATGAGGCGAACATGGTGGGATACGATGTGCAACTTATGTTTGGTTGGTCTAGCAATATGGGCGATTGTGAGTGCGATGCAGGTCTTCGGAGAGTTGGCAACGATAATAAGATAGTAGATGTGGAGAGCAAGGTATAGAGCCTTGCTCTCCTATACCTATTACTACTGACACTGCTACGCCACACCCCCGACACTAGAGTATAGATCTAATACCAATTTCGGGATCTAGTATTACCCGACTCGATATTAGGTTGTAAGCAAGATGATGGTTCAGAGTAATAAGATTCTGAATCTAATCAAGCACATAACAAATGGTAATAACATAGAGGAATATATTATGACCAAGATGACACAAAAAGAAGCAGTATTTCAAGCAGTAGTAAATGTCTGTGGCGAACCCGATGGCGCAATCACTCCTAGCAAGGAGCAACGAGCATCTGTGAATCAGATCTTGTTCGAAGGTTTCCGAGCAGGTTCTATCGAACTTGATCGTGAGTATACCGACTCTGAACTCAAAGCATATGTGAGTGGATTGCAATCCAACTGGCTTCGCAAAGACAAGCGCCTGAACGGTGGAACTCAGTATGTCGCCAAGAACCCTGGTTCGAGAGCAGGTTCGACTGACCCACAAATCAAGGCGATGAGAGCGCTGCTTGCAACCAAGACCGATGTCGCCGAACGCGCTGAGATCCAAGCGTTCATCGATCGCCGAGTCGCTGAAGTGAAACCAGCCAAGACCATCACCATCAACGTGGCTGATCTTCCAGCTGAACTCCAGCACCTCGCTGACTAAGTCTGATAAGTGTAATGGGTAGGACTTCGGTCCTACCCAACCTTTCAGTTGGTAGGACGAACGGTCTTAATATATCCACCTAACGGTGGAGACCTAGTCCTGCCAGCTGACACTGCTACGCCACACACCCACCCAATCCCGAATCTATATGTAAGCAAGCGATACACGCACAGCTAATGTGTGCAGACAAGGAATGATACCTCTGTCAGGTAAGTGGTTGATCACCACAAAGGAGCTATCAAGCTCAAGGATGAGCCATAATTACCTATTTTGCCCCTAGGGAAACTCTCTGATTCCATCCCAACTACGCCCCGATCTACTACTGACACTGCTACGCCCACGCTCAGGTCCATGTCAGCTCCCCACCAGGACACTAATCTCCTGATATAAACACCCTATATAGCCCACTAATTCTCATATAAACACTATATATCCTGATCTTATTCCTATATAGGAGGACCGAATAGTGTCCAATACAGACCTGAAGCGCCTCTTAAATATCCTGAGTGCTCTCGTAAATAAGGCCGATGGCTATCCGATACAAGCCTGGAGAGGGAGTAGGAGAAGGGAAGAGATGTGGCCATACTGGTATGTTGGACAATATCGACTTAGGATTAGACTTAGTGAGGCCACTCAGAGGGCGTCGGTCTCACCGGGGCTTTCTAAGGGGCCTAGTCAATGAAATCAACAAGTTATATTGTCCAAAGAGTCCAAGGGGAAGGTATGTATAGTAAGCTTCCAGTATCCATTCGGCGCCTCTTTGTGCTCCTACGGAAGCTGGGCATTAGGGGTACTCCTTGGTTCGTATATGGGCGTAATGAATAGCTTTGTAGGGTATGCTTTATAGCGTATGTATGGGGAGGAAGAGATTATGGTAGCAATAGCAAAGAAGAAGAAAAGAGTGCTTATTACTAGAGAAGACCTGATCAAGCTGTCACACCCTTATCAGGTACGGTTTGCTTGCTTCTGTGCTAGGCAGGTATTACACCTAGTAAAAGAAAAAGATCACGCTGTGTGTAATACTGCAATAATAACAGCAGAGAAGTGGCTTGTAGGAGAAGTTACGATTGAGGAATGTAGATTAGCTTCTGCTACTGCTGCTGCTTATGCTCATGATGTTACTTATGCTGCTTATGCTGTTGCTTATGCTGCTAATGCTGCTAATGCTTATGCTACTTATGCCGTTGCTTATGCCGTTACTTATGCTGCTGCTAATGCCGCTACTACTGCTTCTGCTGCTGCTTATGCTACTGCTTCTGCTGCTTCTGCTTATGCTGCTTCTGCTTCTGCTACTAATGTTGTTGCTACTGCTACTTATGCTGCCTTTCCTACTAAAGAGAGACAGAAACTCATTGATGAGCAATGGGATCTCTATGAGGACTTGTTGAACATTGATAAGTGCTTAGAAGATGCTGTTGGGTTAGGAGAGGAGGGGTGAATAGCTTGCCACATGTAAAGCAATTCTGCAGCAGTTGTAGGTATTACATATACTATAAGTGGTATGAGTATGTAGTATTCCCTCGCGGTTCCTGGTACCACGAATGGGCTATGAATGGGGTTAGGTTGAGTACCCCTTATGCGAAGCGTAGCGGGTGTATGGGTTGCGCCCAGGTGAGCATGATCCATGCTCAGGTGCTAGGTATGCTGCTGTGGAAGCTAGGGGTAAAGATTGTGCCAGATGCCGACTAAGGGTGTGAGTACTAACTCATTGTTAATGCTACTTTACAAACTGAGGATGTTTAGTCCACGTTATATAAGTTGGGCTCAAATGTACCACTACAGTCGTCGAAGGGGTAAGAGCGATGAGTAATAGGGTTAAGAGCAATAGCGTCAAGTATTTGTTAATAATGTTAAATAAGTTGGGAATACATAGTTCACAGCCACTTTATACAAGTTGGTTTGAACTATATGGCTATACAGTGCGGGTGCAGACAAAGACTGAGCGCGCAACCTTGATCAAAGGTTGAATGCACTAAGAAGGGGAGAACAATATGAGCGATGGAGTGAGAATCTGGACAGGTAAGGCTAAGCGTAGGCAGCTTGCCATGGAATATAGAACATATAAGTTGATTTACCTCTTGAACAAACTTAAACTAGTACCTGATGAGTTCGATGGCGACTGGGAAGAAGTATTTCGCTGCTACGTATATAGGATACTAAATTGGAAGGAGTGATATGAAGTATGAATATAGTTGGCAGCGTGATGGTTTGATGCGCTTGTTACATAAGCTTGGTGTGCACCGAGACCCGCTGTGGGACATGATAGACGAGTTTAGAGAGTTGTTTAACAAGAATATCATCAACTCTCCCACTATAGTGATTGACTCTATACCAACAATAGA